GGCGGATGCGGTCCCACAGGTCGGCCGGGGCCGAGAGCGAGGCGACCTCGCCGCTCGCCGCCTGCGCCGCCGTGATGGGCTGCAGCGGGCCGTTGGGGTACAGGGGCGTGTGGGCTTTCTTGGGAGGGCTGTCCGTGGGGGCGGCAGGGGCGGGGGCGCTGTTGTCGCCTTGCGGCGCCCCGGTGGTGGCGCAGCCTGTGAGCCAGAGGGCGGCCGCCAGGCAGGCGATGTGCAGAATTTTCATCGGAACTCGTTTTTCCATTGGCGCAGCGCGGCCAGCACCGCCACCGCGTCGTCTTGATCGGCCTGCGCGTCGTAACCCCGGGCGGCCTGGGCCACCGTGGGCACGCGCACGCGCAGGAAAGGGTTGATGTCGCGCTCCAGCGCCATGCGCGAGGGCAGGGTGGGTTCGCCCCGCGCCCGCAGCGCCTCGCACTGGCTGCTGTAGTGGAGCAGGGCCGCGTTGCCGGGTTCCACGGCGCGCGCGAATTTCAGGTTGGACAGCGTGTACTCGTGCGTGCAGCACACGCGGGTGTCGCCGGGCAGCGCGGCCAGCTGGTCCAGCGAGTGGAGCATCTGCGCTGGCGTGCCCTCGAACAGCCGCCCGCAGCCGCCCGAGAACAGCGTGTCGCCGCAGAACAGCAGTGGCGCGCCGTCCATGTCCGGCACGTAGTAGGCGATGTGGCCCGCCGTGTGGCCGGGCACGTCGATCACCGTGAACCGCAGGCCCAGCGCATCGACCATGTCGCCCTGCGCCAGGCGCACCAGCGGCTCGGGAATGCGCTCGCGCGCCGGGCCGTACACCACGGCGCCAGTGGCGTCGCGCAGCGCGTCCACGCCGCCGACATGATCGGGGTGGTGGTGCGTGACTAGAATGGCCTGCAGCCGCAACCCCAGCCGCTCCAGGGCCTGGAACACGGGCGCGGCGTCCCCCGGATCGACGACGGCCGCCTGGCGCCCGTCGTGCAGCATCCAGATGTAGTTGTCGGTAAAGGCGGGCAGCGGCAGCAAGTTCATGAGCGACGAAATTATGGGTTCGTGGCAGCTAGCTGTATTAATGTGCCGGTCCTTTCGTATCGATCAGTCCAGTATTCGATTTCGTCTTCTGGCGTGTTCTTGTATGACAGGTTGACGGCGGCAATTATCTGCATCGGTTCTATATCTGCTTGCTCGGCCATTTTTGATATGGCGATGTCGGGCATGCGCGCTCGGCCTTTTATGTAGTTATTGAATGTTTGCTCTTTCAGTCCGAGTGCTCTTGCGGCTTCTCGGTCGAAGCGCATCCCGCATTTGCTCTTATAGATTCCAACTATTGACTCTAGTGGTGTCATAGGAACTCCTTCGTTGAAAACTACATGTATTTGATATAAAATACATGAAACAGAGATAAAACATCCTTCATTGGTAGTAACTCTCTGGTCTTAGTTTACTCGTGTGGAGCCAGCCATGCCAGCCCTTCAATTGCTTTTGCCCGAGATTGCCGCTCCCGAAGCGGCGAACGATTGCCACCCTCCCGTCTTTGACGGTGCACCGTCTACCGTCCTGGCTGACGTTGGCGGCGAGGGTGGCATTCAATTTGTCGCCGGGAACGAAAAGCGCAAGGGCCGCAAGGCAGTGCACGCCAGCTCTGCAGCCCGCAAGGCTGCCTACCGCGCCGACCGTGCCCGCGTTGACTACACGGACGCCCCGCATATCGTCGCCAAGCTCCGCGAGACCGCTTCTCAGCTCGATTGCAGCGTGAATGAGCTTCTGCAGTCCATGGTTCGTTTTGCAGAGACAAACCGGAACTGGAAGCAGGTCGGTTTGTACGGCGCTCGCGTGAATGGGGCGCTGCAATGAGTCCCGAAGACAAGCGCGATCTGCAATACCGGTGCCGCCGTGCCATTTCGGCCCCGGTCCCTGCTCGCATCCTGCAAGGCAACGCCCGCGCCGCTGCCGATTACAAGGATGCGGCGAATCACTGCGCCCTGTACCTGCGCACCGGTAAGGATGCTGACCGTGTGCGCCTGCACGTTCTGCGCCTAGAGGGCGCACAGGGGCTCGTATGAAGCACGTCCTTGACCATTTGACGCGCTGTCCTTGGTGCGGCGCGCTGGGCCTCGATTTCGACGAGTGCCTGCCCCCTGCCGATTACTGCGGCCATGACTCCGCCCTGTGTGCCCCCCTTCTTGATAGACAAACCGGGGCCCCGCGCAGCGCGAATAGCGCGGCCCCGAAGGGGTGCGTGGGGGCGGGGTATGGGGTGCCAAACCCCATGTCAACGCTTGCGCCCCACGTGCCCGCCGAAGTCGCCCACGCCCTTCGCGCCACCGCGCAAGGGATCGTTACCCGAATGGGCCAAGACCCGCAGGGGCTTGGTGGCGAAGCCATAGAGCCCGGTCCCGCAGGGATGCGCCCTGCCTGCTCCGGCTTCGATGCGGACTGCCTGGACGCCTGCGCAACGTGCGCCCGTGCACGGACGCGGAGCGCGGGCGCGGGCGCCGGTGCGGGGCGCGCAGCAGCCATCCCCGATGGTAATCACGGGGATAACAAAAAAGAGGTGACCGAATGACCCGCCCAGCAAAGACCAAGCTGAACAAGCATGCTCAAACCTGCTCCCTCATTCTTGAGGGCAACGAAGTCAAGGTCCGGCTGATCGCTGAACGTCTGGAAACCAAGGTGCCTGTTCATGTCGATTGGCTGCGCTTCACCTGCCTGCTGCGCAACACGCCCACGCCATCGGAAGACGTTCTCTTTCCCCCTCCAGTCGTAAGCACGCTGGAGCGTCCTTTGTCTCCGCACGAAGAAGAGCACGGCACGTATGAGGCCCAGCGCTTCGCAGCCTTCATGCGCAAGCTGCAGCAAGTCCCCGATGCTGATTTTGCTCCCAGCACCCAAGCCGCCCAGCTTGCTATCCGCGTAGCCGAAGCCCTTGGACAGGACTTCACGGTAGCCGCAGAGCTTCGCAAGGGCCACGACTTCTACAAGTCGCGTTGGTCAATCGAGCGCAACGGCGAAGAAGTCGGATGGGTCGGATTCGGCGCAAGCGGTGACAGCCCTCGCCAGCAAGCGCAAAAGCTCACCATGCACGTGAATGTCTACGGTAGCGCGTGCACCTTCGCAAGGCCCGCATGGCGCTACGACATGGCGAACCTTATTGATGAGGTCAGCGGCGTGGTAACGCGCTGTGACCTTGCTCTCGACTTCTTTGAGGGCATCAATGGCGGCATGGACCGCATCAAGTCCGATTACGAAGCCGGCCTCATGGATAGCGGCGGAAAACGCCTCAAATGCAACATGGTGGGCGACTGGATGAACGGTAAGGCCCGGTCCTTCTACATCGGCTCCAAAGAAGTCGGCAAGCAAACAAACATCTACGAAAAGGGCCATCAGCTCTTCGGCGAAAAGGACGCATCCGGCTGGATGCGCGCAGAGCTTCGTTTGGGCAACAAGGCCCGGCACCTTGACTCCGACATGCTCCGTCGCCCCGCTGATTTCTTTGCCGAAGCCAGCGACTGGCACGCAGCCCTACTGCGCGAAGCTGATGCGGAAATCGAGCGCGGCCAAGCCTCTCTTGCCTGCAATGCCCGCCTCGCTGCTGAAACCATCGAAGCCGAAGTCACCCGCAATAAGCGCTGGGTTCGTGACGTCGCAGGCCCAAGCCTCGCCCTCATGTTCACGCTGATGGATGGCGACGAATTCGCGGCCATCGTCGAAGGCGCAAGCCTCCCCGGCCGTCTGCGCCGATTCACCCGCAACGAAATCGCCCGCGTCTATCAAGGCGCGAAGAACCGAGTTTTTAAGAGCGCGGACGCTGGCCCCGTCACTGCATAGCTCTCAACCAAGGCCCGAGGAAACCACCATGCAATTCAAATCCGAAGTCATCGTCCACGGCGTCAAGGAAAGCCAGGGCTCCATTGACGGTCGCGCATTCAGCAGCACCGTCTTCCACTGCGAAGTGGACCTTGCGGAAAACAGCGCAGGCCGCTCCATCGGCCGCGCTACGCGCCCCTTCAAGCTGGGCGACGCGAAGGAATACGACAAGTGGGCGCACCTCGGTGCAGCACTGCCTATCAAGGCCATCGCCACCTTCGAAATGGCCGCTGCCGCGCAGGATGGAACCAAGATGGTCTTGGTCGACATTCGCCCCGTCGAACAAGCCAAAGCCGCAACGCCCAAGGTGCAGTGATGCGCTACGTCATCCAGTCGGCGTTTACGGGCGCATTCCTCGCCCCCTCGTATGAGGACGGACAGCCCGAATGGGTGATGTTGCTGCGCGAAGCCGTGGCCGTCGAAGACCTCGAAACCTGCGCGCAGTTGATAGAGGACCACGTTGACCACTTCCACCGCGCGCAGGTCGTAGACCTCACGGAACTGCATCGGCCTGTAGCGCCTTGAACCCGGCAGGCCACACCTACCCCTTAACCGCGAAACATCGCAAAACGTACCCGGGAACGCTTATGAATGAAACCGACCTTGTACACGTGGCCCATCAGCTCGCCATCCTGGGCATTACTAGCGGCTTCGTAGGCGCCGCCCTCTGGCAATTGCTTGTGGGATTCCTGCACGTCCTTGCCATGCGCTTGCATGCCCGCATGGCCCGCCGTCAGCGCATCGCAGCGGCCCGCGCTCGCCATGCCTGAGCAAGTCATCCAGTGCGAACAAGCCTGCACGGTCACCGTGCGGCACGAAATCCCGCTTCCCGTGCTCGACCTGAGCCCGGCGGAAGCGGCAGAAATCAGCAGCGCCATCCTGCTGGTATGGGGCGTGGGTTGGTGCTTCCGTGCACTGATTCAGGCCCTGAAAACAACCGATGGAAATTCAACCAACGAAGACTGAAAGGAAAGTCATGAACCGCATCAACGCAACCTCCCGCAAGTTCGCAGCCCTGGCCGCTGCCGGTGCCCTGGCCCTGGCAACCAATGCCGCACACGCAGCTATTAGCGTCACGGACGTGGTGACGGAAATCGGTGACACCGTCGCACCCATCGGCCTGATCGGCAGTGCCGTGCTGCTGGTGGTCGTGGCCGTGGCCGCATTCAAGTGGGTCCGCCGCGCCATCAGCTAATCACGGGCTGACATGAGTCCCTGACCGGCCGGCAGGGGCCTTGCAAAAGCTCACGCGGTGAGCTTCTTCAAGGTGGAAACGACATGGGAATTTTCGTCATCATCGCAACGCTGGGGGCCGCATGGCTAATCTTTTCCGCCTAGTAATGGCCCTCGCGCTGGTCTTCATCGCGGGCGCATCACATGCGCTGTTGCCCGTAGAAAGTTCCTGGTATTTCAGCAGTCCCTCCCTCGGGACGTTCGGGTCGCCAGAGGCTGTCTGTCAATCTGCTGTCTATAAGCAGTATCAAGCATCGGCGCAGTACCCTTTTTATGCCGCTCCCATGAATGGTGCGGGAACGTCTGCGACTTGTCAGTTTCAGTGCCCCGGCTTCGTCTGTTCGGGCGCCTCTGTCACGAAGCTGTCGTCTTGCCCCGCTGGTAGTACCCCGTCTGGGAGTGAATGCGCCTGCGCTGCGGACCGCGATGAAGTGGGCGGCCAGTGCGTGCCCAAATGCGCGGCCGACGAGACACGCATTGACGACGTCTGCCGCAAAAACAATCCCTGCGGCCCGGGCAACCATGAGGAGGGCGGCCAATGCGTGCCGGATAACTGTAAGCCGGATGAAGTCCGCGTAAATGGCCTGTGCGTGAAGGAACCCGGGTGTCCTCCTGGCCAGACCAGGGTGAACGGCCAATGCAAGCCTGATAACTGTCCCAAGGGCAAGCCCGCTGGCGGCTACGACATGGATTCAGACGGTGTGCAGTACGTTTGCGAGCAGTGGGCGGCGGATAGCTGCATGGTCCGTGTCACGCCCTCCACAAGTGTGAGCTGGACGGACGCGGATGGCGTGCGCCACACCAGCTACTACGGTCAGGGGGTCTTTACTGGTGCGAAGTGCTCGGGTGGGGGCACTGGCGGGGGTGACAACGGCGGCACTGGCGGCGGTGACAACGGTGGTGATGGCGACGGTGGCAATGGTGGCGATGGCAATGGTGGTGATGGCGGCGACGGCACTGGGAACGGTGGCACGGGCAACGGCGGCACGGGTGATGGTCCTACGCCGAATCCAAACCCGCCTAGTCCGCCCAGTCCTGTGCCGCCTGACCCTGACACGGGGAAGTGCCCCGCTGGCACCCAGCGCCATTCGGATGGCAACTGCTACGCACCTACAAAGCCGCCTGAGACGCCCAATAGTGACGGGCGATGCCCTGAGGGGTCGGTGAAAGTTGGGCAGTCTTGTGTGTATCCATCGCCCCCCGGCAAGCCCGTGCCCGATGGCGGCACCCCTGAGAACCCTCACCCTGGTGGCGGCTCCGGCGGCGGGGATGGCGATGGTGACGGGGATGGTGACGGTGAATCTGGTTGGGCCGGTGACTGCATGGCAGGTTTTGCGTGTGAGGGTGACGCAATCCAGTGCGCTATTGCGAAAGAGCAGCACCGTCGAGCTTGCAAGCTCTTTGACGAGAAATCTACTGAGTCTGAGCTTTACAACAAAGAAAAGGGCAAAGAGGGCGCGCAGACGGAAGACCTGCCGGGCAACCGTACTGAAAGCCTGCAAGGTCGCATCAGCACAGTGGATGCGCTCGGCGCGGGTCAGTGCATATCTGACCTCACGGTGGTCGTCGTTGGCAAGTCCGTCACGCTGCCCATGAGTCGCATTTGCCCCACGCTGGCAATCATCGGAAACATCATGGTCGCCATCTCGTTCCTCGCGGCGATTCGCATAGTCGGAAGGGGTTGAGCATGCCTGTATTCATCGCCGCGATAGGCGGCATGTTGATCAACATCGTTGGCTCTCTGGTCGGTCGCGTCCTTATCGCGCTGGGCATGGGCGTCGTGACATTCACGGGCGTGAATGCCGCGCTGGATGAACTCAAGGCGCAGGCAATTCAATCGTTTGCGGCGCTGCCTGCCGAAGTGCTCGGCATGTTGTCTCTCATGAAGGTGGGCGTAGCTATCAGCATCGTGACAAGCGCCATCGCGGCCCGCCTGCTGCTCGATGGCCTGACCTCCGACACCTTCAAGCGTTGGACGTTGAAGTAAATGCTGTACCTGATCACCGGCGCGAACGGCGCAGGAAAGACCCTCAACACGCTCAAATGGGTGAGGGAGCGCCAGCTCAAAGAAAACCGCCCCGTGTGCCATAACGGGCGATTCGAGCCGGTCCCGGGCGGCGAGCTGGACGGCTGGAAAAAGATCGACTTCAAGGACTGGCAGGACGAACCAGACGGCACCATCTTCCTGATCGATGAATGCCACAATGACCTGCCGAACCGCCCGGCAGGCTCCAAGGTTCCGGATGCAGTTCAGATGCTGGCAGAGCACCGCCGTAGAGGCTTCGACTTCTACATGGTCACCCAGCACCCTCAGAACGTTGACAGCTTCGTGCGCCGCTTGATTGGCCCGCCTGGATGGCACCGCCACTTGAAGCGTAGTTTCGGTGTGGACATGGTGAGCGTCCTCGAGTGGTCTGCCGTCAATCCAAACTGCGAGAAAGATGGAAGCGGCAAAACCGGCACCGTCACGATGCAAGCCTTCCCGAAGGAAGTCTATGGCTGGTACAAAAGCGCCAGCCTGCACACCGGCAAGAAGCGCATCCCGGCGAAGCTGTGGGTATTCCTGGCCTGCATCGTCTTGATACCGCTGTTGATCTGGCTTGCGGCGGGAAAGCTCTTGTCAAAGACAGAGGCCAAAGCTGCGGCCGCGAAACCTGCCATTGAGGCCCGGCCCGATGCGGCGCCGCAAGCCATCGCCGCGAAGCTCACCGCAGAACAGTACATTGACCAGCGCACGCCCCGCTTAAAAGACTTCCCCCATACGGCCCCGGCCTACGATGAAGTCACAAAGCCCGCCATCGCACCGTACCCGGCAGCATGCATCCAAATGGGCAAAGCCTGCAAGTGCTACACACAGCAGGCGACGCTGCTGCAGGTCTCCGGCCCGGTCTGCCTGCAGATCGTGCGGCAAGGGTACTTTGTGGACTGGCAACAGGCCCAGCAAGCCCAGCAGATGCCCGCGCCGGTGGTGTCACAACAGGCTCAGCCCGCGCCGGTCCAACAGGCCCGCACCGTTCCCATGCCTGAGCCCAAGCGCCAGCAGGAGGGGCAGATTGTGCAAGCCGATGTAGCGCATGCCCTGCGTGTGCGTAACCCGGCCTTTGCGACGGTGCCGTCCGGTGCTGGCTGGGTGGGTCGCTGACTATGGCGTGGCGTTGAGGTTTTCGCTGTGCGCGTAGGTGTGGCCGTATTCGTGTGATTTGGTTGGCGCACGTATTGTCATTTTGATGACGATCCAATATTTGGATAGGTCGTTGATTCCGTCTACTGGGATGCTGGCGGTTTTTGCGGGCATTGACCGCGTTTCACCTGGGTCTAGCGTGATTGATGCCGGTATGTCATCTGATTGGCGTTGTGTTTCCCACTGCCCTTTTATGTTGTGCGTCGCGATTGCAACTGTGTAGCTGGTGATTCGATGTGAACCTGGGTATTTTTTAGACGCCCATATGGTGTGCCTGTCGAGTGCCACGTCCAGGAACGGGCCGTTTCTTTTGACGGTAGCTTGAGCAGTTGCGTTGACTGAAAAGGTGTCGGGTGGTGATGTGATGGTGACTCGCTGTTGTGCGAATGCGGCTGCGTTGATGCAGGTTAGGGCGAGTGTGATTAGGTGTTGGATTCCCATGGCGTTTTAGGCTCTTTTTCGGAGGATTGCGGCAAGGGTGTTGCCGCTAAGTTTTGGCGTTTCGTTCCCGGTCACAAGAATTTTAGGAGGGATTGTTGATGGCGTTGATTGGCTATGCGCGGGTCAGTACGAAAGATCAGGAAACACGGCTGCAGCTTGATGCGCTTCGGCGTGCGGGGGTGCGTCGAATCTTTGAGGAAAAGGCGAGTGGCGCCGATGCCGATAGGCCTGTTTTGCGCGAGTGTTTCGAATCGCTGCGGGCTGGTGACGTTTTCGTCTTTTGGCGTATCGACCGCGTTGCTCGGTCGCTTCGGGCGCTGCTGGATTTCGAGGAGGAGCTAAGGGGTCGTGGTGTCGGTCTCCGGTCGCTCTGTGAGCCAATCGACACAACCACTCCCATCGGTGAATACCTGTTTCACAACCTCGGCGCTGTTGCCCAGTTGGAGCGTAGGCTAATCCGTGAGCGTGTCATTGCGGGGCAAGTGGCCGCTATTGAGCGTGGGGTGCGTCATGGTCGGCCTCGCGTGCTCACGTCTGCGCAGTCGGCCGTTGCTCTCAAGCTGCTGGCTGCTGGTGAAACTCAGGCTGCAGTTGCGCGACAATTCGGGGTTAGCCGGGGTGCGGTAGACCGCTTGCAAAACCCTTGGCGCCCTCGGTACGCTGAGAATAGGCCAGTGCTGGGGCCTTTGTTGAAAAGCCATGGAAGCGCGCTCTGAAGTAATAGGTTTGCACCACTGGTTCGACTCCCCGCCCGGCCGCTACCTGCTGGCCTGGGAACAGGCGCGTTTCGACGAGGCGGTGGCCGACATCTTCGGCTACCACAGCCTGCAGCTCGGCATGCCCCTGCTGCAGGGCCTGCGTGCCAACCGCATGCCGCACCAGTGGCTGGCGCTGGAGCACGGCGTGGAGGGCCAGGCCACCCCCCACCTGCTGGCCGACCCCGTGGCCCTGCCGTTCGCGCCGGCCAGCCTGGACCTGGTGGTGCTGCCCCACACCCTGGAGCTGAGCGTGGACCCGCACGCGGCGCTGCGCGAGGTAGAGCGGGTGCTGGTGCCCGAGGGCCGCGTGGTCATCAGCGGCCTGAACCCGGCCAGCCTCTGGGGCCTGCGCCAGCGGCGCGCGCGCCTGGTCCGGGGTTCGCTGTACCTGCCCGACGTGGGCGAATTCATCGGCCACCGGCGCCTGCGCGACTGGCTGCGGCTCCTGAACTTCGAGGTCGAGTCGGCCCGCTTCGGCTGCTACCGCCCGGCGGTGCGCAGCGCGCAGTGGCTGGAGCGCTTCGGCTGGATGGATGCGCTGGGCGAGAAGTGGTGGCCCATCCTGGGCGCGGCATACTTCATCGTCGCCATCAAGCGCGTGCACGGCATGCGCCTGCTGGAGCCCGCCTGGCGCACCGGCCGCCAGCGCGCCGCCGGCACGGTGCCGGTCGCCCACCGGCAACAGCAACAACAGCACAGGAACACGGTTTGAACCAGGTAGAGATTTACACGGACGGGGCCTGCAAGGGTAACCCGGGCCCCGGAGGCTGGGGCGTGCTGCTGCGCTCGGGCAGCACCGAGAAGGAACTGTTCGGCGGCGAGTTGAACACCACCAACAACCGCATGGAGCTGATGGCCGTGATCGAGGCGCTGTCGGCCCTCAAGCGCCCCTGCGCCGTGACGCTGTACCTGGACAGCCAGTACGTGCGCAAGGGCATCACCGAATGGGTGCGCGGCTGGAAGGCCAAGGGCTGGCGCACCGCGTCCAACCAGCCCGTGAAGAACGTGGAGCTGTGGCAGCGCCTGGATGCGCTGGTGGCCACCTCCGGCCACCGCATCGACTGGCGCTGGGTGCGCGGGCACTCCGGCGACCCGGGCAACGAGCGCGCCGACGCCCTGGCGAACCGGGGCGTGGAGCAGGCGCGCATGTCTTAGAGCGGCCGCTCCAGCGCGATGCCGTGCAGCCGCAGCTTCGCGTAGAGCGTGGGCTTGGCGATGCCCTGGGTCTGCGCGGCCCGCGTCACGTTGAAGCGGTGGGCGCGCAGCGCCTGCACGATGGCCTGGCGCTCGGCGTCCTTGAGGCTGCCCGCGCTGGCGGCGGGTGTGGACGGGGTGGGTGCATGGGCATCCCGCGCCACGTGGGCCGGTGCGAGCGACAGCAGGGCCACGTCCAGCGCATCGCCCTCGCTCAGGTTCACCAGCCGCTCCAGCGTGTTCTCCAGCTCGCGCACATTGCCGGGCCAGGGGTGGCGCAGCAGCGCGGCCAGCACCTCGGCAGGGATCTGCCGCACCGGCTTGCCCAGCGCCGCCGCGTAGCGCTCCAGAAAATGCTGCGCCAGCAGCGCGATGTCCGCCGGCCGGTCGCGCAGCGGCGGCAGCGTGACGCCGATGACGTGGCAGCGGTAGTACAGGTCGGCGCGGAACTCCTGGCGTTCCACCAGGGCCCGCAGGTCGCGGTTGCTGGCGGTGACCACGCGCGCATCGACCGCGATGGCACGGGTGCTGCCCAGCCGCACCACCTCGCGCTCCTGCAGCACGCGCAGCAGCTTGGCCTGCACGTCCAGCGGCAGCTCGGACACCTCGTCCAGGAAGATC